GTGGAGGGTTACGGCTCCGTCTTTGGCGTGCGCGACAACTACGACGACGTGATTGCCAAGGGCGCGTTCATCCAATCCCTGAAAGACCACAAGGCAGCAGGCACCATGCCCGCCATGCTCTGGCAGCACGACGCGGACAAGCCCATTGGCGTCTGGACGGAGATGGTCGAAGACGAGAAGGGCCTGCGCATCAAGGGCCAGCTCGCCATGGAAACCGTCAAGGGCAAAGAGGCGCACGCCCTGCTCAAGATGGGCGCGCTTAATGGCCTCTCCATCGGGTTCATGTCAAAGGAATGGTCGTATGACCGTGAAACGGAAGTGCGCACCCTCACGGCCATTGACCTGTGGGAAGTCTCCCTGGTCACCTTCCCCGCCAACGAAAAGGCGCGGGTCACGAATGTGAAGTCTGCCGACGAAATGGCGACTCCAAAAGATGCTGAAAAAGCCCTGCGTGATGCCGGGTTCAGCAAAAGCGACGCGACGGCCTTTGTGTCTCGCGTCATGCGGATGGGAGAAGTGCGGAGTGATTCTGCGAATTCGACCGCCGTGGCAATGAAGGCAGCCGACCGGCTGCTCCGTTCCCTCACATCCTAAGAAAGAACCACCATGCGTAAAGCAAACACCCTCCTGGCCGTGATGGCCGCACACATGGCCGCATTCACGGCCAAAGCCCGATCTGTCGGCGCCTATGAAAAGCGCGACGAGCCCAGCATCAAATCTGTGGCCGAGGCCCTTGACAAGATCGCTACGGCCTTCGATGAGTACAAGAAGACCAACGACGCCCGCATTGAGGCGGTGAAGTCCGGCGCATCGACCGAAGCCCTGGACGCCAAGCTCGCCAAGATCGATGAATACATCGACGGCCTGAACGAGGTCAAGTCCAAGATGGAAAAGATGGAAACCAAGCTGTCGCGTCCCGGCGTGATGGACGGTGGCCGTCAAGAAGGCGAGAGCAAGGAAGCGGCTGAATACCGTCACGCCTTCCTCGATTGGATGCGCGCGCCCAACGACCATGAGCGCCAGCAAAAGACTGCCGCCGCAGCGAAACAGCTGGAAGCCAAGAACCGTGATGGCCGCGAAACCCGCGCCACGCAGACCGTCACCTCTACCGGCTCCGCTGGTGGGTTTGCGCTGCCTGAGATCATCGAGCGCCAGATCGCCCGCCTCTCGGTGGACATTTCCCCAATCCGCCAGATCGCCACTGTGCGCACTGTTGGCAGTCCTGACTACAAGGAGCTGTTCGACATCAACGGCGCTGGTTTTGAGTGGGTGGGTGAAACCGACACCCGCAGCCAGACCAACACGCCGAACCTGGCAGAAGTGGCGCCCACGTTCGGCATGGCATCTGCAAAGCCCCAGGCGTCGGAAGAGTCGCTGGACGACCTGTTCTTCGACGTCGAGAACTGGCTGGTCAGCTCTGCCGCCGAAGCCATCGCGCAAGGTGAAGGCACAGCGTTCATCAGCGGAGACGGCACCAAGAAACCCACCGGGTTCCTGGCTGGCCCAACCCCCGTCACAACCGCTGATTCCAGCCGCGCATTCGGCACGCTGCAGTACATCGCGTCCGGCCAAGCCGCCGCACTGCCCACCAGTGCCGATGTGTTCTATGACCTTGTGTACTCGCTGCGCGCCCGCTACCGCAACAACGCCCAGTGGGTTACTTCGAAGCTGGTTTTGGCCGCGCTGCGCAAGTACAAGGACACGACAAACCAGTACCTGTGGCAACCCGCCTTGACTGCTGGTCAGCCTGCGACCTTCATGGGCTACGGCATCACCGAAGCGGAAGATATGCCCGCTGTCGGTGCTGGCGCGTTCTCGCTGGCCTTTGGCGACTTCAAGGAAGGCTACCTGATCGCCGACCGCGTGGGCATGCGCATCACGCGCGACGAAATCACCACTCCCGGTTTCGTGAAGTTCTACGTGCGCAAGCGCGTGGGCGGCAAGCTGCGCAACACACAGGCAATTAAGCTGCTCAAGATCGCAGCGTCCTAAAACCCAGGCCCTTCGGGGCCTTTTCTTTTGGCGCTCACATGAAACTCACCATTACCAAAGACTTCACCTACTGGCACGGCGGCTGCCGACGCGCGGACTACGTGGCCGGTCAGGAGGTCGATGCGGACGATCAGGAAATGATCGCTGTGGCCCTGGCCGAAGGCTGGGCGACGGATGGAGCGCCAACAGAAAAGGCCAGCAAGGCACCCAGCAACAAGGCCCGCAAAGCCGCGCCGGAGAACAAATGAGCTTTGTGTCCATATCCGAAGCAAAGCTTCATCTGCGCGTGGATAACACCGATGAAGATGTCATGATTGGCATCTACATCAGCGCCGCTGAACAGTCTGCGGTCATGGCCATGGATCGTGGCGTGTACTTTGACGATGCAGCTTTGCAGGCAGCGATTGCTGCCGCGCCGGACGCACTCTCGGCCGCTACCACGGCCTATACAGCGGCAGTGGCCGCCGCCGGTGAGATGGCAGATGCGACGGAGAAGAATGCGGCTTTGCGGGCGGCAGAAATGGCCTATATGCGCGCCCAGGTGGCGCATCGTCAGACGTTCGATGGCATCGTTGCAAACGATCAGATCAAAGCCGCTGTGCTGCTGACGGTAGGCCATCTGTACGCCAATCGAGAAGATGTTGTTGTTGGCGTCTCGGTGTCAGCCCTGCCGGCCGGCGTTGATTGCTTGCTGCAACCATTCAAGGTGTATGCCTGATGCGCGCCGGGAAACTTGACCGTCGCGTCACATTCCAGCAGCCCACGAATGCTGTTGACGACTACGGCCAGCCCGTGCCCGGTGGCTTTGCCGACGTGGCGACGGTGTTCGCCGCCATCCGCCCCACGGGCAGCAGTGAGCGCCTTGCGGCATCGCAAATGCAAAGCGGTCAGACGCACGTCATCACGGTGCGTCACAGCACGGCACTGGCCGCAGCAATCGGATCGTGGCGCATCGTGTACGGCGCCCGCACCTTCGGCATCGTCGGCCTGCCCCGCAACCCCGACGAAGCCGGCCGCTGGCTGGTGTTTGACTGTGTGGAGAAGGTCAATGGCTGAGCTGCAAGTCAAGGGCCTGGCCGAGCTGCACAAGGTGCTGCAGAGCCTGCCAGGAGAACTCGAAAAAAAAGTGCTGCGCAACGCCCTGCGTGCCGGTGCCAACGAATTCAAGAAGGCCGCCCAGGCGCAAGTGCCCGTCAAGTCGGGTGCGCTGCGCAAATCCATCCGCGTCAAAACCAGCGCGCGCAAGGGCAGGTATCGCCTCAAGGCCACCATCGTTGCCGGCAACGCCGAAGCCTACTATGCCCACATGGTCGAGTTCGGCACCGCCGCCCACATGATCAAGCCGGCCAAAGGCAAGGCGCTGGCCTTCCTCGGGCTCGCACGCGAAGCTGTGGAGCACCCCGGCGCCCAGGCCCAGCCCTTCATGCGCCCCGCCTTCGACTCGGGCTCCGACGCGGCGGTTGACGCCTTCGCCGACAGCGTGCGCAAACGTCTGAGCAAGGAGGGCGCCCTGTGAGTCGCCCCCTCGCCGCCGCGCTGCTCAATCAGCCCGCCATCACCGCGCTGGTGGGCGCGCGCCGCGCCCTCAAGCAACTGCCCGCCGGCACCGCGCTGCCCGCCCTGGTCTACACCGTGGTCGACGTGGTGCCCAGCGACTACCTCACCGGCGGCTACGCCGGCCTGCGCCTGCAAATCAACCCCCTGGCCGCCACCATCGGCCAGGTGCAGCAAATTCACGATGCCATCCACGGCGCGCTGCACGGCATGGCCGATGTGGCACTTGCAGGCCACCGTGTCATCGCCGTGCGGCATGACCTGATCGGCCCCGAAGACACCAGCACCGACGACGCCGGCGCGGTCACTTGGACATGGCACGCCGACTACATCGTGCTCTACGAATAGCGCCCAGCAAGCGCCCCCCAGCAAGCCGCCCCGTGAGAACGAGGCGGCTTTTTAACGCCCGCTCGCCGGGCTTTTTTTGTCCCTGAAAGGAAAGCCCACCATGGCCACCGCTCCCTACGAAACCACCAGCGCTGCCGGCACCACGATTTCGATCGTGGGCGGCGACCCCGCCACCTTCGACGCCACCGGCTTCGCCGCGCTGGTGTGGGTGCC